AGAAAGCCCCCGTCGAATGACGGGGGCTTCTTATTATTTGGCTACTAGAGTTTAGCTAGTTGCGCCTGACTCACCGAGAAGTCCACGTACGACAACGAGACCGTACATATCTGGACGAACCATCTTCTTAGCATAACGAGTCATCACGCCCTTGCGAGGCACGAAGTCTTCTGGTCCAAAGATAGTTGGTGTGGTCTGCAGTGGGACGTATGGAGCATACACGTATCCGCTTTCAAGGAAAGAGGAGCCGCGGCGACCAACGAGAACCACGTTGCGGAGGAAGTAAGGATCAACAATAACGTCGAACTTCTTGCTCAGCGAACCAACGTTCACAGCACCAACAGATCCGGTATCGGAATCAGCGGTAACGCTTGCACGGAAACCAGCGGTGAACTCAAGGATGTTAGCGATTTCAGGTCCACAGACGATGAAGTTCGCGCCACCACGCAGAGTCTTGCGATGGATTTGTGCAGACACATCATTGATTGTCTCAATGAGAGTCTCGTACCACTCAGACACAGTACCAGTGAAGTCGGGTGCAGCAGAGTTAGCCCCGATTTCAGCACCGTTGGAATCAACAAAGAGACCTGGAGCACGTGACCAGTAACGAGTTGCAGCAGTTGCACCGTTAACAAGGTCAGCGAGAATCTCGCGGTCAATCTCAAGAGCAACTTGCTCAGAGAGAATGCTTGTCAATTCAACCTCAGCATCAAGGTTGTGGTAGGCGTTAAGGTCTTGACCTAACTCCGGAGTCCACTTAGCCTTAAGCTTCTTGGTTTGAGCTGTGACAGCAATGCTATCCACCTTGATGTCAATCTCGGGGATATCTTCGTTGCCTTCAAGACCCCAAAGAGTTTGACCAACAACCGAGCCAAGGGCATCGCCAGAAGTCAAGTTATCCTTGATTGGGTATTGGAGTACTACGGCGCCGTCAGCAGCAGCGGTCTTTACAACCGCACCAGCGTTACCATCACAAACGAGAACAAACGTCACGTTTGCAGTTTCGCCAGAACCAGTCTGAGTGGTAAGGCGACGGATGGCTCTGTCTCCAGATGCAATACCAGTGCAGGCAGCGAACGAAGACGAGATAGCACCAAGGTTATCAAAGTCAAGCTTCGTGCCGTTAGAGGCAGTAAGCAAGTTACCAGCCGCTTCAAAGACAGCAATAGCAATCGTGGCTCCAGAACTCGAAAGAGCGAGTACATCAGGATCATACTGAAGATACTTGCGCTTCTGTGCTTCTGTTGCGCCAGTTAAGGCGAAGACAGCAGCTTTGCTGAAGGTACTGATTGAACAATCCTGTGAACCAGTTGGAGATGCGTAAGCATAACCACGAGCACCAACAGTACGAGGACCCGAAAGGTCTTCCTTGAGGGTTGCACCAACAAGAGACACACCACCAGTAATCTGGCTACCGACTTGGTTGGTACCGTAGATCGACTTGTCTACAATATTACCCATACGGTTTGTTTGAGCATTATCCGCTCCAAGATTCGGTGAGAACACGAAATCTAAGAAGAAGATAAGTCCACTTGGGAGACTCATTGGCTGAACGCTAACGAGATCGTTTGCGATCAGTCCCGCGAAAACACGACGAACGATTGGGAACGCGACGGCAGCAAAGCCCTCAACATCTCCAGCACTCATCGAGGAACTCTCACGGAGAAGTTCCTTAGCTTGGTTCTCAAGCAAACGTGCCATTGAACTCTTTTGGCGATCACTATTCAGTCCTTCGAGAAGTCCTGTGCGCTCCCACTTTGTTAACAAAGCGTGACCTTCGGCGCGCATATCACGGTTAACAACACCTTCGGTTAACCTTTCTACTATTCCAGCCATTTTTAAATACCTCCTGTATAATTGTATTTGTATCTATTTGATACCAGCTAGTCTCTTCATCCTATCTTGCATAGGGTCAGAGGTTGTGCTCTCCTTACGGGTTGCACGAATAACAGAAGATCGTTTATTTCCGATAACTTCACTCAGTGATTGTGACCTATTCGCCCTCTTGGGCTTGGTCTCCACTGTGTTTTGAAGTGTTTCGCAAATAACCTTTGCTTCTGCTACAGAACCAGCGTTCGAAATCGCTTCGGCAATCTTTTCTTTTTGCCGCTCATTCAGGGAGGTATTTCTCAATACTCGGTTCGTGTAAAGCAAGCGAGCGTTGGAAAGGTTTACATTTTGTAAGTTTTCCTTAAGCTCTTGTATTACTTGCTTATGTTGGGTAAGATGGTCAGATAGTTGTTTATTTTCGAAAACAACTTCTTCCTGAGCCTTCTTTAAAGTTTCCATCTCTTCTTCCACATCTGTACTACGACGATGTGCAAATTCTTTTTCCATAGCAAATTTCATGCTATCGGATGAACGTCCAGCCCAGCCGCTTAATTCAGCGCCCATATCGACTGTAAGTCTTTCCATAATTGCATCAACAAGTGAGTCCATATCCATGTTCTCCTCGAATGCTCCGCGTTGGGCTGCATCAGTAGCATTTGCTGCTGCTGCGCTAGCGGCTGTGGCGGCGGCGCCTTGGTCGGCGTCATCCTCTTCCTCTTCGTCAGCTTCTTCGCCGGCGAATGATCCTGGATCTTGTGGGGAACCAGCAGTATTGCCGGCATCAGCCTCACTGAGTTCTACTCCGCGACCTTTTAATACATCAGCCTTAGTAACCTTACCGTCGCCTGTGAGATCTGGGAACGAATCATCGTCATCCTCATCATCTTCTTCAGACAGGATGCTGGCGAGGTCTTCCTCGGAAAGCTCAATTTCTTCATTTTCTTCAAGCTCGCTCTCTAAAGCCTTTACTGCTTCTTGGAGAGCGTCGAGATCGATCGTTACTGGGATCTCTTCACCTTCGGTTGGCATATTTTCTGGAATGTCACCTTCTTCTTCGGAAAGGTTATCTGTTGCAGCTAAAGGAATATTTTTAGCAACATCTTCGCTGTTGGCTGGGGTTTCTGCCCCTAACTCGTCTTGCTCTAAGAGCTGATCGAGAGTTTCTTTCACTTCCTCGGAATATTTCTCGATAATGGAAGTTTCGGCACTTTTTAGTGCTGATTCGCGAAGCGCCTTTGCATCTACAATGGCGTCCTTAAGTAAGCTTGACATAAATTCATCTCCTAAAGTGGGAATTGTTCAAAATAAATAGTGTTTTGTGGTGCAAAAAGCAATTATTACGAGCCGTTGGCGTTTATAATCCACCATTTGTCACCATCTGATTGTAATGTTCTCGATGAATAATTAGATTTTAAATTAATTTCCTGAGTAAAATCAATAAGTTCGCCATCGGTAATAATTTTCGCAGAGTTGGTTCCTCTGATTCTGTATTTTTGGTCTTCGCCAACTATTACTTTAATAGTTATAACTCGACCGTAGTTTTCATTTGCGGGAGGCAACGTTGCTATGACCTTGTTTTCACTGACATCTAATAATACCGTGTTGTCTGTGTCTTGTATAGCGTAAGTTCGCTCGGATACAGTCTTTATTGCTTTATATAGCGCACCATTAATGGAGGTTGTTCCATTTGACCTTAACTCTTTAGAGCATTCAACCGTGACACTCTTGGTGGTTCCTACCACTGTTAAAGTATTGTTCGAGGTGTCATATTTAAGGTTGTCACTTCCTTCAAATTCTTTATTACCTTTCAACTGGATGCTGTTCTTCGAGCCAGCCGGAAGAGGTACATTCAAGTTTACATAATTATCGTAAAGATTTCTAAATGTAGTGTGTCTGACATCTCCTCTTGATGCGTCGTACATCAAAAGAGTATCGTTGTCGCTGATGTTTTGTCCACTCTCAACCACATTCAAAGTACTCAGAGGATCTACTCCGATCTTGCCGTTCTTGAATGATAGCGCTCCATTTGGTGAAATGTCCACAGAGGTGCCATCTTCAGTAACTTTTATTCCATCATGCTTCATCACTCTCAGAGAGCCATTTTTATCTTCGAGACCAACTCCACACTCAATAGAGTGTCCTGGGATCTTGCCGGCTATTTGATCGGCGGGTATGCCTGTCAATCCTCCTGCAGATCCTGTTATGGTGTTGAATACAGCATTGTCTGTTCTAAAGTTCTTTCCGTCGAACAGTAAGTTACGATGAGCTTTTGCTTTTCTGTCACCCTCATAAGTGAGGATACCTCTTACAGTGGATGCCACCAATTCGTCAAAAGCTACCTTGTTGACGGTTGCGCAAGCACTCTGGGCATCTGTATCATAAAATACACTGGCACTTATAGTATTCTTAAATACTTTTACTCCGCCTATTTCTTGATCTGCGTGCTGATCTACCGAACCTTCGACGGCGCCTTTTAAAACATTATAAGCCATAATTTACCTCTTCCTTTATAAGTAGAATTATATTATTAAATAGTCTCATAAAAAAGGATGCCCCCCTTTCGAGGGGCACCCAGTGAATGAAGAAGAATCTCCAATCTAAATTTAGATTAGACGAGTCTCCAGTTAGTGTCAGCGTGCACGTAGATTAACTGAACAGCAGCACTTGGTGATTCAAGTCTGATGTTCTGGTTTGCAGTACCATCAATACTGTCACCAGAGTCTGGTGCAATGTTGATGAAACGTGTTTCGCTTGTTCCGGAGTTACCCTTAACAGTAACGATATCACCATTTTCAGCTGAAGCAACTGCTGGAAGCACGTAGTTGACAGAACCTGTCTGCACAGCTGCGTGGTAGTTGAGACCAGCAGCGAGAGTGGCTCCAGTAGCCTTAGCAGCAACCGAAACGCGGTCACCACCAGCGACGTCAACAGAGAAGACACCGTTAGTGGCAGTAACACCAGCACCAGCCATTGCAGTAGCGAGGTCAGCAATGCTTTCCTTGCGAGAAGCGTTACCATCGTTAGCGTCGACGATAGCAATGCTATCAGCCGAAACGTCAACAGCAGCAGCAGTCAACTCGTTGATGTCAAGTTTCATGACAGCAGAGGAAGCGGCAAGACCGTCACCAGCAAACAATGTTGCAAGAGCGTCAGTAGTGACACGTTGCTCTGTAGCACCGTCAGAATCAAGCGACAAGAATGAATCACTTGCTGCTGGGGTAGCAGTCGAGAATTCAGAGATATCAATCTCTAAACCAAGGATGCTGTCGACACCGCCAACGTGATTGAGACCAGGACCAGCGATAGAACCAGTGATACCAACCTTATCGGATGTTATGTGAACTGCGCCTGTGACGTTAACCGCCAAGACACCAGAGCTAGCACCGAGACCGTCACCAGCAAGACCAGTAGCGACATCATCGTTGAGCATAGCGTCAGTGATACCAGCAGCTTTGACACGAAGTGTGTCAGAGTTAGTTTCAATTGATGAATCATCAACGTTTACTTTCAGAGCTTGAATGCTGTTAACACCGCCGATGTAGCCAAGACCATCACCAGCGATAGAACCAGTGATACTAACTTTGTCAGTGTCAATGTGAACTGCGCCAGAAACCGCAACTGCAAGAACTGCAGAAGCTGCGGAAAGACCGTCACCAGCGAAAAGAGTAGCGAGGTCGTCGACTGTCTCTTTCTTGGAAACGTTGCCATCAGTTGCGTCGATG